GCGTTGAAGTTGCTGACCGCCGTGTTATTCCCCGTCACGGAGTACGCCATCTCCGCGGCCAAACGGTATACCAACGCCTGAACGAGTTGGCTCGAATATTTGTTCTCGGGGATCGCGTTGCTGAGGTAAACAATCGACAGTGGCGTGTGGTCGCAGAGAACGACTTCTCCATTCACCTCCCAACGCTTGATGGTGTTTATCGATGGGGAGTGAACCTCGAGGACTCGGATGCTGTCTTCCGGGAGTTGAAACTGGTGAGCGAAACCACTGATCGGGGGATCAGCGAGTTTGACGAGTTTCTTCCTCCTCTTGAGTGACGCCCAAGGGTAGGCGCGGAGAACGAAGTCTCTTGTCGAAAGGTAAAGAGTCTTCGCGATCTTTGCCTCGTTGGAATCGTCGAGAAACGAGGTGATATCTCGCGCCCCGAGCAACAGGAGTGCGCGGTTTGCGACGTCGATGGAGGTGGTCATTTCCTACTCGCAGTGGTCTTCGTCTTCTTTGACGGATTTGGTCGACGCGGTAAACGGATTTTGCGTTCCGCCACCATTGAAGTAGCACTCATAGGTCAGCCGGTAACCGAGGGTTGTTTCATCACGAATATCTCGAGACACAGAACGAGTGGTTTGTAGTTCTACGGTAGAGGTGCAACTCATAAAATTTCTCCTTAAAAAGGAAGGGGCCCCGGAGGGCCCCCTCTAGGGTGAGGCTTAGATGAGAATCTGGACGATCTTCTCTTCCTCGACTCGAGTTGCGCCGCCCGTCCAAGACAGGAACACCTGAGTGGCGTAAGACACATCAGGACGCACATCGATTTTGGTGGCGATGTCCAAACCAACGCCGAGACGGATTGCAGACTTGTGGTACGCAAGGGCCTGCGCCGTGTCTTCTGCAACGAGTTCGGTGTGTATTACGTCGAAGCCGAGCCACCGATTTAGCGAGCCGTCAACCAAGGCACGAATCGTGTTGAAATCTTGCGACGTCACTTCGGTCGTGCTCAGGAGGTCGGACAGGGCTTTCGCGTTGATGACGAGGTATCGGCCATCGGAGTCCACTTCGTTGGCGTCGAGTTTCTCTTTCGCCGCAAGAACCGCGTCGAGAGTTAAACCTCCGCCTGCCGAACCGACAATCATGCTCGGGTCGAAAGGAACAGCCACGCCGTCGCCGTCCATTGATTCGCCGGTTGCGGCTTCAATAATGGTGCGGTCGACACGACGGTTCATCGCCCACGCGCCGGACTTGGCGTACTCACTCTTCGGGCTGATGAGCATACGGACTTCATCTTCACGATCAATGAGGTCAGCCCAGTACCAATCCTGCATCGGGAATCGACGACGGGAGTGCGGCACGTCAAGGATGACGGTCGGGGTGTGACGGGTGGTGCGCTCAACGGCTTCCACGAAACCCATGCGCTCGATGTTCGCGATCTCGGCTTTTACAACTTGCTCGGTCACGGTGGATCGGAGTCGGCTTGGGTGCTGTTGGCAAAGGTGTACGACATTTGCGCGAAATGCCTCGATGAAGGCTTTATCGATTGTCGATGAGCCTCCGGGCATCGGATCAGGGATTGGCATGATTGCCTCCTTTTAGTTTTGGTTTTTTAGGTTATGTCGAGACTGCTACCCGGAGACGGACACTCTCTCCCGCTGACGTTACGGTTCCCGGTCGGACGGTTTCCCGCTACCCGATCAATCTGGATGTGCGTAGCGATGAAGGTCGACAAACTTCTCAAGTGCCGCCTCGTCGCCGTTGTGATATGGATGCTGTGGGTTGTTCAGAATCTCTTGGATTTGCATCTTGGCTTCATAAGGTGTGAGGCCAGAACTATGTTCATGCGACCCCGCGAAACCTTGCCCCTCTTTTAGGTTTGCACCAAGAGCCTGAAACACGCGAATCATTGCGGGGTGGTTCCCTGCGCCCGTGGAGTCCAGTGCTTCGGCGAGTCCCGGCACACTGTTCTCGAGGAACGCTACCGCACGGCGACCCTCCTCCACCTTGCGGTCGAAGGCGAGCCCCCACTCCTGCTTCAGTGTGTTGATGCCATGCTCCACGACCTCTGCATCAGCCGCCGCGTGAACCTCATTCACCGCGGTGTCGTGGTTGACGAGGGCCTCCACCTGCTGTCGGTTGAGTCCTGCCTCGTGAGCCACCTTGAGGAAGTCCTCAGAGACACCCTCTAGTCCGTAGCCCTTGTGGTCGGGCGGACGGCCCGCGGCTTCATATAAGGTGGAAAGATCGTCCGGGTTGTACCGGGTCAGGCCGGGAACATCTTTGAAACGGTCGTAAAACTTATCCCAATCCGCTTGGCCTGCTTCCTTTCCGGGGATGCGGATCGATCCCCCAATCATGGACTGTGCGTTGACGTAGCCTTTTGCTAAGTCCTCTAAAGAATCCACATCAAGAGAAGCGCGAATAGTAGGATCAAGGCTGTCGCGCCAGTCAGCCCCAACATCTGCTGGTTGAATGTCAGTTGCTGAAACTTGTTCCGGCGATGCTCCGCCAACATCTCCTCCCGTATCTCCCGCTTCGACTTCCGATATTTCCGCTGCTGCTGTTGCTTCACTCATTATTCTCCGGCTCCCTTAAGGTATAAATTTCTCAAAGTGAGAACGAGGTTTTTCTCGCCCTCAAAAAATGCTGTTGAATCGGCTTCGCCCTTTTGCCATGACCGGCGCATTACCCATGCATCCACCATGAAATCCAACAGTTCCTCTCCGGCGGTATTACCGAAGACCTTCTTTATCGATTGCTCGAGATTAAAGTTTTCCCACTTCTTCATATAAATTGTGCTCCCTAGTAGCCCAGCCAATCTCTGATTGAGCCGAGCGTGGTGTTAGACCTAAAGTGCTTTTTGTTCGAGACAACCTTTCCTCCGGGGAGTCTCCGTTTTTCAATAACAGTCACGCCACCGTTTTCATGGTATTCAGCCTCGAACCCATGGTCCTCCGCGATCTTCTTGATTTGTGGATCAGACAACGCAGTCCCTTTCGCCGCCCCTCTCGTTTTAAGATCACTGGACCTATTCGACTTGCCTGACCTAGCACCCATCGCCCCGCCTCCGGGCGCTTTCAGTAAAGGGCCGTCTACGCTCAGACTTTCAGTTAGTACGGTTGGATTTCCTCCCCTAGTCGTAAACTTCGCCATCAGTTCATGTCTCCTACATTGCTCCCATTCTTGTTTCCGCGGCCATCGCCGCATCCTTGAGGCCACCCGCCTGAGTTGCTCGGGTTTGAGCCATCGACTGCTCCATCATCATTTGCTCTTGTTCGGCCTGCTTCATCGCTCTCTCTTCTTGGAGGCTCTGAACCTCACCCTCCCCCTTGAGGGCTTTGGCCGGTGCGCCATAGCGTTCCGCGAGGATTCGCATTGCGCCATTGATGTCGATGATGTCGAGGGCGGAGGGGTCGAGTTGTGCCCACTGCGCCGCTAAACCAAAGAGTCTCTCGATGGCTTGCGCGTCTTCCATGCGCTGATTCCGGGCGAGAGGTCCTTGGTATTCGATGTCAATCTTCTGATCGCTCAGTACGTCAGGCTGTGGAGCGAACTCGCCGTTCCGCAACATCACGCCGAACACGCGCTCGATCAGAGGATTCAGGAACTCCTGTTGGAGTCGACCCATCGTGGGACCGAGGACTCGGTTCATCAGGCTGTATCTGATCTCGATCTCCGTGGCCGTGGTGTTGTGCTTCTGCGGGCCGAGGTTGAGTTGGTCGATCAGGTAGATGGACTTGATGTTCTGATGGAGTTCCTCGGATTTGATCTGGACGGCTTGCCACTGGGTGGCCTGTGTGAGCGGTGCGAGAGATTGCATATCCCGCACGAAGGTCAGCCCGGCAGGCTCGAGGTGTAAGTCACCGATGATCCCGGTGGCGGACGCCATGATTGGCGGATCGATGGACTTCTCCCAAGCCGCCAACTCCAGCCGCTTGGCGGTGTTGATGGTGCGGATGTCGGCACGCGCCAACACGCCGGGGCCGAAGCCAAAGAGGTCTCCCGTGACCTTGCCCCAACGCGGGACGAGGTAAGGCATCTCAAA